TCTTATGCGTATTGTTGCGGTATTTGCAGCAAACGCACTAGCAGTAATTGGTGCGGGTGCAATTGCAGGTATCTCAGTAGCAAAGGCTATGACAGTTGCTGGACTTAGTGCAGTCGCAGTTGTAGTTGAGAAGTTGGCTCGTGCATTTATGGATGACGGAAAACTTACAAGAGATGAGATCAATGCAGCATTTTCTACAACAGATAAAAATGCAGTAACAGTGCAAGATGCAGCAGTAGAAACACGCAGAAAAAGATCAAAAACAGCATAGTTAAACATATTTAACCATGTTTGACAGCCCCTTCCAAGGGATGGTATACTTAAATATATCCAATTGGGAGGGGTTTCTGCATGACTTGTATTGCAGTAGTTCGTGATGATATCAATAACAAGATATTCATGGCTGGTGATAGAGGTGCATCTGACGATGGAACTATTCTAGCACTTGATGCTCCCAAGGTTTGGAAAATTGGCCCATACTTAATTGGGTATGCAGGTGCAATGGATGGCGAAAGAATTAGATATAACTTTCATCCAACAGCACCGACAATCAAAGATACAGATAAGTTTATGCAGACTAAGTTTATTAAAGAACTTAGAGAATTCTATAATGACTACTGGGTAGATACATCAAAAGATGGAGATCTTGGTTTGATTATTTGTGTTCGTGGTCAAATCTATGAGCATAGTTCTGCAGATATGTCTTTATCTAAATATACATTACCATATCTTGCAATGGGTTCAGGTGCTGAATATGCTTACGGAGTTCTCTATGCAACTGATAAACAAAAAAATGCAAGAAATAGAGTTATGTCTGCAGTAAGTGCAGCAATTAAATTTAGCCCATCATGCATGGGTCCAGTTGACGTAGTTAGCATTTAGGTATATACTTATAATATGATCGATGATGATAACTATCTAGAGTTTGAGATATGGTTAACTAATGGAATTGAGCGGGGATGGGTAACTGAACCGTTCTGTAATACTCATGATGGCGATCCATACATGAGTGAAGAAGAGCAAGAAGAGTGGGAAGCAGGGGGCGACCCATGTCAATACGTAGTAAAACTAAAGGGGTAAAAATGAAAAAGGTGGCGTTAGCAGTAGCAGTAGTTCTTGGATTTGTTGTAGTACAGCCAGTTCAAGCATCAAACCAAAAGGCATTGGTAATCATTGATTCATACTTTGACTCAAAGGTTAGTGCACCAAATATTAAGTGTATTACACTTACAAACACAGACTGCACAAATATTGTGACAGTTTCAAATCCATCTCTATCTCATGCAATTAATCATGGTAATGCCATGGCAGAGGTAGCAAAGAAGCAGAGTGCAAGTGTTCCAATTATTCTTCTTCGCTCTGTTCCAGCAAGTACAAACTCTGTTCCAGAAGTTAATGCTGGTAACTTTATTGATGCCCTTAACTGGGTAAACGCAAACTCTAATACAGTTGGAGCGGTATCAGTATCAAGATTCTTTAATGGAAATAAGACATGTTCACCAGCAGCAACAAATACAGCACCGTATGGTGGGGTGTCAAAAGCAGATACAACTATTAGATCGTTGATTGCAACTCTTAAGTCTAAGAATATTCCAGTATTTGTTTCAACTGGAAATGCACCTAAGACAAAGGTAGATTATCCAGCATGTATTGCAGATACCGTATCCGTAACAAGTCCTGGCAATGTATCAGATGCATCTACAGATGTAAGTGGAAGCCTAGATAATAATGCTGGTGTGTTTAACTTTAACTCACCTGTACTTGGACCAATTCCACAAACAACATCTTCTGTAACAGTTGCTGTAGCAACACAGTACCTAAGCACTGGAGCATTTCCAGCAAAATCGGTATTAGTTAAGCCGTAATTGGTAAAGGCAAGGGGCAGATATGAATCAGATTAAGTTCTATCCTTTTGATAAAACTACTGAGATATTTGCCCCTAAGCCTGTACCAGCATCTAAAATGGTACCTGAGTGGTACAAAAGACAGGTATCTGCTGGAAGCAATGATGAAACAATTGGCTTAGGGTTTACATCTTCAACAATTAAAAGATGTATGCCAATCTTTGACTTAATGACTAGTGGATATTTCTTACTTGCTCCATGTGATATCTATATAGATTCAAGCAATCCAAATAGGTTAGAGCATAGTGTTCCTGATGCAATAAACGAAATTACAAAAAATTTTTTTTCAAGTCACAATAAAGCGCAATATGAAGAACTGCCATATGATAGAAATTATTACCATAAAGATCTTTTAAGATTTAATCCTCTTTGGTCACTCTCTACTCCGTCAGGATACAGCACAATGTTTATAAACCCACCATTTAAAGATTCTCTGCCAATTGAAGCAGTAAGCGCTTTAATAGATACCGACAAATATATATCTAATGGCCATCTATCGTTTTTTGTAAAGTCTGGATTTGTTGGGGTAATACCGCAAGGTACCCCACTAATTCAAGCAATACCATTTAGAAGAGAACCCTGGGGATCTGAATTTGTAGATGGACAAACTGCATCAGAAAAAATAGATAATCAATTTTTTAAAATTCGTAGTACCTTTACTAACGGGTATAAAAACAAAATGAGAACTAAGAAAGAGTATAAGTAGTAACTATGAATAGAGAACAATTAGGCAATTCTGATATATATGTCTATCGTGATTTTTTAACACCAGAAAGGTGTAAAGAATACATTGATTTTTTTGAGTCAAACTCCCAGTTCTGGAGCGAAACTCCATCACCAGGTGTTTATGGTATGCCATTTAAACTACCTTTTGAGTTTAATAAAGATATATCTATTTCACAAAATGATCTAGATTTTATAGTAGATGGTTTTGTAACCATGACTAATGAGGCACACAAAGTTCCTGTTTATCTAAATGAATTGCATGCTGCTAGATGGGAAACTGGATCTTATGGAGACTATCATGCTGATGATTCAGATCTAGATGGAAATGATAATGGGGGAACTCATAATGTTTTTTCAACAATTCTTTATTTAAATAATGATTATCTTGGTGGAGAGGTATATTTTAAAAATCAAGATATTTCTTTAAAACTAGATGCTGGATCTGTGCTTTGTTTTAGGGGTAACTTAAATAATGTCCACAAGATTAATGATGTACTTAAGGGAACCAGATATAACATCATATCTTTCTTTAATGATAAGGAAAACCTTTAAGATAGTGGTTGTGATATAATATTAAAGTACTGCCTTCGGGGGTACACTAACTTATTCGCTTGAAAGGGGAATAAACATGGTAACACAATTTGGTCTGGATCTATTTAACGATCCTTTTTTTATTGGCTTTAACAGAGAGTTAAGCCGTCTTAATAATGCACATAAAGTAAACTCGCAATCATATCCTCCATATGATCTTATCAAACTAGATGAAGATACATATAGGCTATCTATTGCGGTTGCAGGATTTACCAAGGATGATATTGATGTTTCAGTAGATAACGGAACACTTATTATCAAGGGTGAGATTAAAGAAGTTACGGATGCAGAAGTGGTACACAAGGGTATTGCAAGCCGTAAGTTCACACGCTCATTTGCTCTTGGTGAATATATGGAAGTGACTGGGGCAGACCTCAAGGATGGTATGCTACATATTAATGTAGATCGTATTATTCCTGAAGAGAAGAAGCCTAGGTCAATTTCAATTAACTAAATTTCAAGGCGCTACCTTGGACAACCTGAGTAAGTTGTAAAACTGCTCATTCTTTGCTATAATAGATGTAACAAACTTTAGGAGGGTTTATGGCTATCAAAGGCTCATTAGAAGCAATTATTGAAGTTGCTAAGAAAGAAGTTGGAACTATCGAGGGTCCAAAAGACAACGAAACAAAGTATGGTAAGTGGACAGGTGCAAACTTTCAGCCATGGTGTCAGTCATTTGTTTCTTGGACTGCATTTACATCTGGATTAGATCCAAAGAAGTATCCAAAGTCTGCATCTACAGTTGCAGCAGCAGATTGGTTTAAAAAGAATAATCGTTGGGCAGATGCTCGCAACGATGATCCAACTCCAGGAGACTGGATTTATTTTGATTTCCCAGATGATGGTGTAAATCGTATTTCACATGTTGGTCTTTGCATTAAGAACAATGGCGATGGAACAATTCAAGTTATTGAAGGAAACACTTCAGGCACTGCAAAGGGAGACCAACGCAATGGCGGAATGTGTGTAGAGAAGACTCGTGCTTATGTAAAGAACAAAAAGGGACTTCTTAACGCAGTTGTTGGTTGGGGTCGTCCAGTTTATACAGGAGAAGAAAATGCTCCACTACTATCAAAGGGTGGTGCTGTATCAGAGTCAGCACCTGCAGTAAAGCCTGCAGCAAAGAAGGCTACAGCATTTAAACCACTTAAGAATGGTTCAAAGGGCGCAGGAGTGAAGACTGTACAAACACTTCTTGGAATTAAGGCAGATGGTGCTTTTGGTCCAGGTACTGCAAAGGCTGTTCAGGATTTTCAAAAGAAGGCTGGATTACCAACTACAGGAATTGTTGATCAAGCAACACTAAAAGCATTGAAGGCTAAGTAATGGAATCAAATAAGAGAACACTACTTAAAACTTTTAGTTGGGAAACATTTCACCTTGTTGGTGTAGCAGGAGTTATCTATTTGTTTACTGGTGAATGGGAGTATGCAAGTCTCGGTGCTCTTATTTATATTGGTTGGGAAGCAATCGGATACTACCTACACGAAAGAGTGTGGGCTAAGTTTGGAAAAAAGATCAAGTAATGACTACTGGTTTATTTCCAAATAACATTCTTGCAGGAGCAATTGCTGTATATGAAAATGTCATAGACAACTATGAAGAAAGTATAAATACTGTTAATCTCTTGGCAAATAATGATTCTTTGGAAATAGAGTTTAAGGATGCCACGGTACTGGGTACTGCAGAAGGATATTCTGTACGTACTCCAGTCCGTAGTCCAGCAAGAACCAATAGTCATCTTTACATATCGTCAGACTATAACATTGAACAATTAACTGAACTTGAAAATTTATATAATGATATTATTTTTACTAGGTTACAGTCATATAAAGAGAAGTTTGGTATTACAGAAGATGTCTATAATCCAGAAAATTTTCAATTATTAAAATATGAAGTTGGACAATACTTTCATAGTCACTACGATTCATACCCATCAGTTAATAGAGTAATATCTGTACTAATCTATTTAAATGATGATTATGAAGGTGGCGAAATTGAGTTTGTTAACTTTGATATAAAGATAAAACCAAAAGCGGGAACACTAATAATGTTTCCATCAAACTATCCCTATAGACATATTGCCCACCCAGTTATAAGTGGAACAAAGTATGCAGTATCAACTTTTTTACATGAAAGGTAAATAAAAGTAATGCCTATATATGATTATAAGTGTACACAGTGCTCTAGTTCTGTTGAATATAAAAGAGATTTTGGTGACAGTACCGAACCAGTATGCTGTAATCAAATAATGCAGCGTCAGTGGCAATCGCCAGGTGTGGTCTTTAATGGTTCGGGATTTTATTCAACAGATAATAGAAAAAGATAGTGATTGATTTTAATAAAGCAAAAAAACTAACAGAAGAATTAGAAAATGCTGTTGGATATGGGACAGAAGATTTTTCTATTTTCTTATATAGTTTAATCAAAATGCGTAAACCTAATAACATACTTGAGTTAGGAACTGGTGTTGGATCAACAATGCTTTGGTCTGCATTAGCCTGTAAAGAAAATGGTTTTGGTAAGGTCACTACAATTGATAATGGTCTTCATTGGGTAGAGGATATCCAGCACTACGACAACGACTTATTTAAAAATAAAAAATATTATGATTTTATTAATAATATAATAAATGATTATGACATAAATGATTATGTAGTATTTAAAAATGAAAACATTAGTATAGAGTCATTCAATAATATTGATTTTAAAATAGATATTCTTTTTTCTGACTTTGATCATGGACCTGATACAATCCAAAATATTGTTATAAGTTGTTTAGACAAGGTATCTGATGAATCAATAATATTTATAGACTCTGCCTCAACTTATTATCCATCTTATTTGTTTTTAGAGTCTTTAGTTAATAAGTTAAACTCAAATGGTTTGGTAGATAGTTTAAGTTTAAACGATAAAGCAGAAGAGTTTGTCAGTAAATCAAAATTTAGTCTTGTTCATCTTATTGAAGATAAAGATAGATCGCAAAATAGCACAGCAATGATTGAAATTAAGCCTAAAAGCGAGTTTCCCAATAGCAAATTTATTAGGTTTTGATTTGCCTATGTTGTTGATTGGTAGTATAATAGTAATATGACAACTGACACAATGGAAGATATCTGGGTACTAGATGCTACAGATAGATGCGACTCATGCTATGCACAAGCCTATGTTAAGGTAATCGGCAAGGCTGGTGAACTACTATTCTGTAGCCATCACTACAATAAGATAATGGATAATGCTGTTGGATATGACAAAATGATGAAGTTTATGGTAGAAATAATTGATGAAAGAGAAAAACTAGAAGGATGATTATTCAGATTATTGGACTGCCAGGATCTGGTAAAACAGAACTGGCAAAGGCACTAAAAGAACGCATTAATGCAATTCACCTCAATGCAGATGAGGTTCGTGCAACAGTTAACTCAGATCTTGGTTTTGCAGTCGAAGATCGCATTGAGCATGCTCGTCGTTTAGGTGAGACAGCAAGACTAATTTCAAAGCAAGGGGTTGCTCCAGTAATTGTTGATTTTGTGTGTCCAACTGAACTAACTCGTGCAGCATTTGGAAAGCCAGACATTTTTATTTATATGGATACAATTAAAGAGGGTAGATTTGAAGACACCAATAAAATGTTTGAGGCACCAGACAAGTACGATTGGTCTTTCTTAAATCATACCCTGAGTCCAGATGAAAAGGCTTCTGTAGTTATTGAAGAGTTTGGTTTGCATGATTGGTCTGCACCTACAACTTTAATGCTTGGTCGTTATCAACCATGGCACGAAGGACATCATGCACTCTACAAGGAGGCTGGGAAGAGAACTGATCAGGTGCTTCTTGGGGTTCGCAACACCTACAATACAAGTGAAAAAGATCCACTAAAGTTTGATGAAGTAAAGCAGTACATCGCCAAAGATGAATTCATGGATGGTGCATTAGTATTAAGACTACCTAACATTACCAACATTGTCTATGGTCGTGATGTAGGCTACAAGATTGAGCAAGTAGATTTGGGGGCAACTATTCATGCTATTAGCGCTACTGAAAAACGTAAGCAACTGGGCATATAAGGTATTCTTAGATAACAACTTTGCAGACAAAGAAGCAGAACTACATTTTGGAAGCAAAGATGACAGTAACAAAGGCTAGATCATTTGTTAAGGCTTTAAGTTATCGCATATGGGGAACACTTTCTTCATTTGTCGTTGCTTATATAATTACAAGAAGTGCTACGATATCGGGAGCAATTGCTTTCTGGGAAACTGTAGTTAAAATATTCATTTACTACGCCCATGAGCGTGGTTGGAACTATATACAATGGGGGAGAAAAAATGGGTAATAACAAACATCCTTTCAATACTACTCAAATTAAAAACGGTAGAATTGTTAAGTTAAGAAAAGATGGTAGAATTAAGGCTGACCTTGGTCCATATTATGCAAACCATAATAAAGTAAAACCAAAGAGAGTTGGGTAAAAGTATGTATCAATATTATGTTCGTAAGGTAGAGAATGTCGTTGATGGGGATACCATCGATGTTTTAATTGATTTAGGCTTTGATATTTTGTTTTCATCTCGTGTTCGTCTTGCTGGTATTGATACCCCAGAATCACGCACAAAAGATCTAAAAGAAAAAGCGCTAGGTCTTGAGTCTAAGGAGTACCTGAAGAAGGCTTTGAAGGATGCTAAGTCTGTTGTAATTAAGACTGAGAAGATGGACTCATCAGAAAAGTATGGTCGTATTCTAGGCTGGATCTATATTAATGATGATACCGAATCAATCAATGATAAGATGATTAATGATGGTTATGCTTGGGGATATATGGGAGATACCAAGGTAAAAGATTTTGAGGCACTTAAAAAGGCTAGAGCAAAGTCTGGTAAGTAATGAGACACATACTTTACTTTACTGCTGATTGGTGCAACCCATGTAAGCGCACAAAGCCGATTGCAGAAGAGTTAGATAGAGATAATGTTATTAAGTTTCAGTTTATTGATGCTGATGACAATGGTGATCTTTGCAGGAAGTTTGAGATTAAAGCAATACCAACATTTATTTTAATTGAAGACAACAAAGAAGTACGCCGTATGAATGGTGCCAAAACAAGAGAGCAGATTGAGGAGTTTATCAACGGTGAATAATGAAGATGCTATGATTGATGATTTAATTCTTCAGGGGGCTCTAGAAGTTGCTGGCATAGACTCACAAACTGGAGAATTTTTATATTCTGTAACTGACAAGATGAAAGACATAATGCCTGATCTTTATGAAGAGCATCTTAATACTGTTAATAAGGACATAATGGCTCTATGGGAAAAAGGTTTTGTTGATGTAGATTTTAATGAAGATAACCCTATAGTAAGGCTGTCATTTAAAGCCCATGATGTTAAGGCAATTAGCATGCTTCCAAAAGACCTACAATGGGCCTTGGAAGAGATAAAGCGCCACCTAATGGGTTAAACTCTGATATAATGGTTTGATAGTACTAGGAGGTTCCCATGCCATATAAGGTAGGAGCAAAAGGTTCATACGGCTGTTCTGGCTACCCTGCAGTTAAAGAGGGTGGAGAAGTTATGGGATGCCACAAGACAAGAGCAGAAGCAGCAGCACAGATTTATGCAATAAATCGTAGTGAGGGAAATATTGGCAAATCTATGCCAAACCTCAAAGAAGGCGATTTTGCCATGACTGCACATGGTGGAGATGAAGAGTTTCACGTTGGTCAAGTAGTTCACGTTATGCGTGAAGGAATACTTGGCGTTCCTGGTGGAGAGTATACACTTGAAGCAACTCCAGATAATCCTGCGGTACTAATTCAATTATTTGAACAAGAAGAAGAAGGATTTTGGGAAGCAACAAGAACATATACAGCATGTATGATGAGTTTGTTTATTCCTATTGACCCACTACCAGTTGAACCAGAGATGTCGATTGAAGATATGCCTAATATGAATGCACAACCAGATCTTATGGACGCATATGATAACTCAATTGGAAAGACAGAGTGTTGCCCTGATGAAATTTCTAAGCAGGCACCTTGCTGGGATGGATATGTACAGCGTGGTATGAAGCCAGGCGAAGGTGGAAGAATGGTTCCTAATTGTGTTCCTGCTGCAAAAGCAGATGACCTTTGGGAAGATGATGACACAGTAGTTTATGAAACAGATTCTGTTGAAAAAGCAGAAGGATACTCGCCACCTGCTGGAGCAAGAGCAGCAGCAAGAAAAGCAATTAAGTTTAAAGAAGATGGTAAGGCAAAAGGTGCGGGTACATCAGTAGGCTGGACTCGTGCAGGACAACTTGCAAGAGGAGAAACCTTATCTCTTAGTACTGTTAAAAGAATGTACTCATACTTCTCAAGACATGAAGTTGATAAGAAGGGTAAGAACTGGGCAAACCAGTCCGATCCATCAAATGGTTATATAATGTGGCTTGCATGGGGTGGAGACGCAGGGTTTTCTTGGTCACGAGGTATCGTAGAACGTGAAAAGAAGAA